CGTTGTCTTAATCACCTGCAAATCTTCGGTCATGTCGTAGATCGAGCGACCGACCAAGCGGTGCGGCATCAGGATAGGCGAGGCAACGGCAAACGGAATGTGATCCCACGGCTCATTGTGCAGGATGTGCTGGCCGTTAGAGCCAATCGCGCAAATGCGGCGGCGCTCGGCAATGCCGTCGCCATCGTAATCCATCTTAACGATGCACTCATAATAGACGACGCTACGCATTGTCGGGTCAGACGGATCAACGCCGGTTGACGCCTCCAAATCCTGAAAGCGGTTGCTAACCTCGTCCTCAACCTTCAGCTCGTCCTCGCCGGCATACTCTTCGACCTCGTCGCGGTCGTAGCCCATAGCCACAAGGTCGCTGACGGTGAGGGTGGTGCGGTGCGCCATAAAGTGCGCGTCCTCAAGTGACGTGGCGCGGCGGTTCACGAGGAACTCTTCCGGCGGCACGTTGATGACTTTGATTTCGCCCTCTTCGCGCGTCACGCGCACCGTCAGATCGTATTCAGAACGAAGCGGCACAGTCTCGCCGCTCTCGTCGTCGTAGATGCTTTCCATAACAGTTTCGGACTGCTCGACGATCTCGACGTTGGGGTCGTTCATCAGCATGACCAGCTCGTCCTCAGACAGGCCGCTATACTCTTCCTCGTCGACCTCTTCCTTGGTCTCGTAGAAGAACTTTATGACGCCCATACGGAATAAGAGCGCGTCCTTGAAAAACGTGTGCAGCAGCTTATAGCCGTCATTGCGCTGCGTGATGATGTAATTGACGTAATCGGAGGCCTGCTCTGCCGCCTCTTGGTCTTCGGCGGTGCGCGGTGCGAAGCGCACATATTTGTCGTTTGCCGTGAAGACGCGCATCAGGTTGGGCATGATGGCCTCGACGGTGTCAGCCACCTCAGTGGCGACTACAGCCGAGCGGCCTTCGACCTCATTGCCAAGAGGCTCACCCAAATAGAAGTCGAGAGCGCGTAGGCGCTCTTGGGTGTATTCGCTGTCGAAGTGGTTTAGCGCGTCGGTTATCTCACCTGAGACAATCGAACTGAGCTGGTAGTCATCCATCTTTGCCATTTTTTTTCGCACCTTTTGCCGCGCGTTTAGGCGCGGGCTTTGGTTTAGTCGATTGTGTATTATTACACAAATCCCGCGCAGGTTCTATGGGGGGCTGCGGCCTGCGTATTCGCGCCACTGATGGACGCCTCACAATCAATGTTCAGTAACCTTGCGTGTCTTCTTTGACGCGCCCTTGCTAGACCCCTTAATCGGTGCGCCACGCTTGCCAGCGGTCTCGACTGTACCCTTGCTGGTCTGCACAAACTTAGACGGCGCAGGCGCGGGCGTCATGTCCGGCATTGCGTTTTTCCCCTGAATACAGCGCTGCTTTATTTCGCACCGACCCTTATATGGGCAATTTTCACAAATAATCATGCTTTCTTCGCTTTCTTTTTCTTCGCGGTTTTAGCCGCCGCCTTAAATGCGGCAGCGGTTGGCGCGCCCTTAGCGCCGACCTTTCGCATCTTCTCGCCGGAGCCAGCCTTAATGCGGGCGCGCTTTTTTGCGATATTGCGGTAGAGCGACATCAGCAGTATTTACCCAAAACCTGCTTTGCGCCGCCTGACTTCTTTCCGCCTTTTTTCTTACCGTATCCCATTATTTCTTCCTCGCTTTCTTTTTAGCTGCGTCTGATAATTGACTAAAGTGTAACACCTTTTTGCTGGCTGGTGTCATACGCGCGCCAGTCATAATCGTGCCGTCGGGGTGCTTATGCACGGCACCACGATATTTAGTGCCGTCACGGAAATAGTGAATACCCGCTGCCATTACGATCCCTTTTTCCACTTGGTTGAACTCGATTTGGTCTTGCTCGGCGACCACTTAATACGGTTAGCCCAATATGCCGCAGACATAGGGCCTTTGGCTATGTTCTTTGCGTGGCGCGACTTGAACGCCTCACGCTGGCCGACCGTCTGGTTGGTCTTCACGCCCTGCTGCCCGAAGCGGATCGTCTTAATCTGATCGCCAGACTTCGCCACAACGACGTGCGACTTGGTCGGGTGCGAGGGCGTGCGCTTCGGTTGATTGTAACCGGAGACGCCAGCGTTGGCTAGTCGGGGGTCTTTTGGCTTGCGTGGGGGCATATTTTAACCTTTGCTATCACTTCGATATAGTATATAATCTGTTTTTTACATAAGGGGTCACATTATGAAAATTGAAACCACACCACAAGAACACCGCGAAATCATTGTGCTGCGCGCAATGGTTTTAGGCAATTTATCACTTGAAGACGCAGAACAAATCGACGCGCTAGTATGCGACGCGCTAGGAATAGAACAAATGGAAGAACCGCCGGAGTTCATGTTACTTGCCCAACAGTGAATATTGCATAATTGCGTCTACTAGTTCTTGATCGACAACTTGGCCGGGTAGTTGCGTTTTCATAGTATAGGCTTTAGTGGCCTCTGAAAACGGCACATCTCGGCCAAGTTTTTTATTAAAATATGTCCTGCCTTCCATACCTTTGTATGCGTCTCTAAAGAGCAAGCCCTGAGGTATTGGGGTTTCAAGACCGCCAAGGTATTTGCCAAGTATTTGTGCATCATAGGTACCGTGAGGAACCCTTGGGTCAAGGACAGGGGCGGCGGTTGGGTCTATCTGTCCCATAGCAAACCCAACGCGTCCAGCAGGGACATCGAGCAAATCACGCTCAGTAACCGCAACGCGCGTTTTGCCTACACTTGGGAAACCAGCCTCCTGAGCTGGCTTCTTGTCCATCAACCTAACAAAAGACTTCCGTATATCTGGGGAAACACTTGCCAGATAGTCGCCAAGGTTTTCTGACCCTGCACCCGGCCAGTTTTTGTCAACCTTCTTCATTTCGACATCAAATGACTTCATCGCTTTTTTTGTAATGCTGGCCGCTGGCAACTGCTCGGCCAAAGCGCGAGACATAAAGGTCGTAAAGTCTACAGCATTTGGTGCCATAGTTATTGTGGTTCCAACGATGTCTTTGCCGGTTTCTTCTGCAAGTTGTTGCGCTCTATTTTTGAGCGTCGACACAACACCCTTGCCAGACGCCCAGATAGCGTTTTCTGCTTGAGCGGCAGGGCCAACCATAAAGTCAGGGCCACCCTCAAGCAAAACAGGGCGCGCCAAGTCAGTCTCGTCAATGCCCATTAAAAGACCGCGATTTGAACTTTTGTCGCCGTAAAAAGGCATCAAGACCTTACCCTGTAAGTCTTCAATCGTAATAGCTTTACGCGGAAGATTAGGCTGGTTTGTCCCCATAATACGGACGTCAATATCTGAAACAGGGCGGTCTATCTTTACAGCACCGTACCCAAGCGGGTCTAATTCAGTTTTTGTGGGTGGCTTTATGCGCCCGCCCATACCGATAGAGCCTGCGGGGCGATCCATAAGTAAACCACCCCCAGTCACTGCACCAGCAAGGTCAAAGGCGTCCATAAGCACGTCTTCGGTTGGCAAGCCGGTTTCTGGGTCTATTGTAATCGGCAACTCGCCCTGAGAACGAGCCACGTTTCTTGCAGCCGTCTGAACAAAGCCGGGAAAGCTCGGCACAACTTCGCCGCCGACATTCGCAATCGGCAAAAGGAAGTGCGGCTGAGAGTAGTCACCCATACCATATAGCGAGCTTAGGAAAGCGCCCTCATCAAAACTTGGCGCACCCTGCGGCCCAGCGAGCATCATATCGTCTGGGGATAACAAACCGTTCATTAAATATTTTCCTTACGCGGCACAACCCCAAATTCGCCGGGCATTACGCCAAAAGCCTGAGGCGGGCGGCGGGGCAGATTGTCCGTAGGCATTAGTGGGACGCCGCCCATCATCTCTTGTTTGGTCTCATAATCGTAGCCAAACATTCTCTTGTAAAACTCTTCCTCAGACATTTGCAAAGGGTCAGCCAAAAGGCCGTAAGACTTGTACCCTTGCATAAACTCACCAAAGTCACCGTCAGCAGGCTCGCCAAAAAGCGGGTTATAAGGAAGTGCATATTCTGCGGCGCTTTTTATCTCATCTGCTGTCAAATCGCCTGAAATGACAAGCTCCATAATGTGCGAGCGCGCTGCCTTTGGCATTTTCAGAAACGACGGCCCTAAGACATCATAAGCAACCTTGACCGGAGATTGGTTAAATGCCTCCTCATCGCTAATGCCTTCAGGGCGATATCTTGAGGCCTTAACTTTTTCCATCAAACCACCCAACTGTTTTTAGGTTTCAAACTGCGATTGTGATTATAACCCCTAGAGTAACCGCCAGCAACCGCACCCTGCCCCGCGAAGGTCAGCACAAACGCGTCAGCCACGTCAGGCGAGCGCTGCCCGCGTCGCTTCATCTCGTCCTTACTCTCAACCTTCAGCTTGCCAGTCGACAGGTACTTGTACCTGACGCCAGTTATCTCGGCAATCAACGTGTCGTCCTGCGGTATCTTCACGTCGCGCGCCTCAAACCACTCGCGGGCAGCCCAAAACAAC